TATTTTAATACCAGGGAAGTAAAATAAAATATTGAACGATTCCATCATAAACATTTTGTAATCTAAAAAATTAACAATACCTATTTTATTATTTGAAATTTTTTTAAATATTTCAGAAGAATCCATAGCTTTATCTATTAATAATATTTTGTTATCAGGATAGTATTTTTTGTAATTTTTTATTTTATTTTTTGTATTCTGTATAGCTATTTTTTTCAAAAAATTAAAATCATGTACAGCATTTTCCCATTTTTTATAAACAATCTTTTCATTCATATGTTTAGAATGTGAAGAAATTATGCATTTTTTATGTACATCTCCATAAGTTAAAAGAACTTCTTTTTCAGGATTATTAAAGAATGGTAAATTCATTCCGTTAAATTTATAATATTTTTTAGGGAAAACACAATTTGAAGGTATTTTCTTTTTATTGTATAATCCAAAATTACCTACGTTGAATAAATGACCATTTTTATTAATATCTGACCAAAAAATATCTAATCTAAATTTTATTCTATTTTTAAAATTAATTTTTTCACTTACAAATGTTATACCTTTTGTACTCTTTTCTTTATCAGTACATGAACCCCAAAAATTAAACCCATATTTCTCTAATTCAGGTTTTACTTTTTCTTTAAAATACCTTTTATATTTGTTGAATACTATAATATCGTAATCATCTGTCCAAGGCATCATATTTTTATTTCTTACCAATCCTATAGAAGAACCAGCAAAAACATAATAATCAAAATTTAATGAATCACAAATTTTAAAAAATAAAACACTTAAATTATGTATATGTTCTCCATATAAGGTTGATTTATAATTCGTAATACCATAATATGGATTATATTCATATTGATTTATATTATAAGTGTCAAATAACCTTAAAACTCTTAAATTCCTAATATAAAAATAGTTTCTAAAAATTATACCTAATGTTATAATTGTTGTTACACAACTTATTACTATAATTAATATCACATTCATTATTTAAATAATACGTAGACTTTATTTTAAAAAAAAATATTCTTTAAACTATTTACACAAAAAAAAATAATTTAAAGAATATTACCCTACATTATTATGTATACTATTAGCAATTTATTGTTAAGTTATAGTCTGTTCCATCATATTGGACATTCTATTAATAATCAAAAAATTTTTATGACGATTATCAAATTAGTTGTTTCTTTATGTTACTGTTATCAATATTATGCCTATTCAGATTCTTTTGAGTATTTGAATATATTACTAACATCTTTTTTTTTATATGATATTTTCTACATAACATTCTTTGTAGGATTTAGAACTCTCGTATATAACATGATAATATATCATCATTTATGTATAATATATGCTATGAATTTAGACCCTATCGTTAGCCCTAGTGCAACATATCTATTAGGTTTAGGTGAATTTACTAATATATTTATGTATTCTCATTATTTACTATTGCAAATTAAAAACATACCTTCTAAAATAATTCAATATAGTTTATACATTGAAATGGCCAGTTATTTAATTATTCGTTGTTGTTATTTTACTTATGTAATCCTTTCTAAAGAATGGAGAGATACTTTCGGTATTTCTTTTTATTATTTCGTCATACCTGTATATTTTATGGGAATGTTTTGGGGTAAAAATTTAGTATATCAATTCTATATTAAAAACAAATAAACTTAACAATTATTATTTAAATTAAATACAACAACAGAAATATAAAGAGCAAAGAAATTAATAGCAAACAGGATACCACTATATCCAGTATCTTCTAACCCTAAATCTGTTTTATTTTTCTCACCTTTATAATGTTTTCCATATGAAAATCCAATAGCAACTAGTGGGGGTAATAATGCCGTAGCTATACCAATACCTACCATAGTTACTTTATCTCCCCAACTAAATAACAAAGCAGCACTAGATGCTATTACAGCACTAGCTACAAATAATCTTGGATCATCCATTAATGTTCTCCCTCTTCCTTCTACTACGTCTGTATCAGCAACTTGTTTAAAGAAGTAACCACAACCAAATCCTATAATAATTGGTACTATAATCATTGCAGCTAATTTATAAGACATGTGTTGAAATTCAGATCTAACATTTTGTTTTCTTTTGAAACCTTCTTTTCCAAATTTCATAATAAGACCACCAATAGGTGATATAAGCATACTACCTATAACAGTTGTTTCACTATTAGTAATAAAACCTGTACCACATATAACAGAACCTACTAGTAATTGAATATAATATTGTAAAGAACCTGATTTATTTAATTTACAAATATTCATTTACTAAATACAAATATATTTTTTTTAAATTAATTGGCAAAAGCTAAACCTCCCATACCACTAGTAATCCGCAGTACATTGTAATTCCTAGCGAATGTGTGTAATGTTAATCCTACTTCAAGACTGTTATTTCCAGCCATACCTCCATCTTTCCCTGTAGGTGCACTAGGTGGTCCAATAATACTATATGCCATTTCAGCAGAATCGATTCTTGAAAAATTAAGTGTACCGCTTGGTTGATGTTCTTCTGGTTTTATACTAAAACTGTAGTTATAAACATGTCCATCTGGTACTTTAGTATGATGTTGATAAGGTTGTACAAGTCTATAATAACTAGATGGTCGTGGAGCTAGACGGTCATGTCCATTTAGTATAAATTTAGTAGTATAAGTATTAGCTAACCAATCACTACTCCTACCATTAGCAACAGTTCCCCTTGTACCTTCAGGAGCATCTGCACTATAAAGTGTAGGGGCTATGAAAGTATCTGTTGATGCGTCTCCACTGGGTGTTGCTGAATAAGTGTTGTAACCGAAATTAAACCATCCATTTTTTTCTCCTAATCCTTTAACTGCTCTATAATTTTCGTCACGTACTACCCAAATAAGTTCTTTAACTGGGTGGTTGTAACCAAGATTGTAAGTATGATTTGAAATATCATTTACAAAAGGTATTTCTTCTGTTGCTGTAAATTGTAATTGGTCAATCAAATATTCATGTTTTCTTTGAGCAAAGCGTCTTCTTTCGTCAGTATCTAAGTAAATATAGTCTACCCATAGTTGACAATTAGAAAGTTTAGCTTCTTTTTCATCTCCTGTGACTATGTTAACATACGTCGAAGGATCTATTTTATTTTTTGCATTTTGATGTTGTATTCTGATACCTTGAGCATTACCTATACTAGTTGTGTTTCCTTTGTTATAAACAACGATAGCAAGACTATCAAAATCTTTGAGTTTAAAACTAATATTAACATCGTGATACTGTAAAGCAATTAAAGGTATAGCTAAACCTGGATTACGATTAAACCAGAATTGGAGAGGTATGTGTAAAGTTCTTTTTTCAACAGCATTAAAAGGTAATTCTTCTCTTTTTGCTTCTCCTATCATTTTATCATAACCATATTCTTTTTCTGCGGTTTGTGTAAGGTCATTCCAAATTTCTAACCATAACCCATAATGTTTATCTATTTCTTGACCACCAATACTAACTGTAACTTCGTCTATCAAAGCATGACCAACATGTTCAGTCCATGCTGCTGAATAATCTGGCTGGTTGTTTGTACCAGAACGACTTTGCATACCTGCCGTAAGATTTGTATATTTAAACGTTAGTCTTACTTTTCCACTTTGAGTATTAGTAGCTGAACCTGATACTTGTACAGCTAAAGCTGGTAAATCAGCTACGAGATACATTCTACCAATAAGGTCACCCTTTCTAGCTATATTACATTCAACCTTGCTTCCAAAATCAGCAACACCTGAAAAAGTTTGTTCTATTGATTCCATAGCAAAATTAGTACACCTTCTGTATACTACTTTCCAAAACGTAACCTGAGGATTACCTGTTAAATAAACATCTTGAGCTCCATAAGCAATTAATTGTATTAATCCACCACCCATACTTTACTTAAAAGAATTAAAAAAAAACCATTTTTTTTAACGTATTAATTAGCAAAAGCTAAACCTCCCATCCCTCCAGTTACTCTAAATACATTATAATTAATCATGAATACAAGTAATTTTAAAGTTCTTGTTATTCCTGTATTCTTACTAAGGTACAATTGTAATTGGGCTTCATCTAATTTAGAAAAATTACAAGTACCACTAGGTTGATGTTCTTCGGGATTAAGAGAAAAACTATACAAATAAATAGGAGAATCAGGTACATTCGTATGGTGTTGATAAGGTTGCGTATAACGAAAATAATCAGAACCTCTTTGAGGTATTCTATTTTGACCATTTATTTGAATACCATTCTTATCTTCTACTGTAATCCAATCATGTTCCTTACCGTCAATATTTGTACCGCATGTTCCTAGAGGCATATCTGCACTACTTATAGCATTAATTGTAATACTATTAGCATTGTCTCCTAAAAATCTTACGATATCATCTTTATTATGTCCAAAATTAAACCAAGCATTTTTTGACATGTCATAAATACCGTTAGATTTCTGTGGACATTTTGACACAGGATCTTGTAAACACCAAACAATTTCCTTGACCGGATGATTATATCTCAATTTTAAAAAATTACCAATTTCATTTGCATCCTCTAATTGTAAAGTATTTTCCATTCCTTTATACTGAAGTTGTTCTATAAGATATTCATGGTCATTTAATGCGAAATTTCTTCTTTCTGGAGTGTCTAAGTAAATATAATCTACCCATAATT